CAGAAAGTTGAGTTGCTGGATGAACTGTTGGAAATACGTCAGGCATTAGGAAACTCGTGTTACTCTTGGATTGATTTCAACCTGACCTTCGACAACTCGAGTGACTGCGCCCGAGGATGTTTCAACGATTTCAATGTCGTAAACGTATCTTCCTGCAGAAAGAGCAGCGGTTTGAGCCGCAGTAAGACCAAGAATGATCTCGCCATCTTCAGGATTGTTGATTGTTACCGTGAACGCGGTGTACGTTGTCGAGGCGTAGGCTTTTCTAATTTGCCCACGGGCGGTGTATCCGGTTAAATCGAAAACGAGTCCGTCAGATCCGTTTACTGTGACGATAGAGCTGAAGGTCGAGCCCTGATCGATAAAAATGTTCGCGTAAATAGCCATGGTCGATTTGGCTATTTATACGTTTTTTAAAATGTGGATTTAAAATCCAAGATGTTTTGACCTACAAAAATTCAGATCAAATGACGTATAGGTTGTAGAGTGTCTTGTGGGTTTAGGCTCTGGTTCGGGCCTACAATATCTCCAGGTTGGTCCCCACTTCTTCGTAAGATAATCGATATTGATGAGATTTACTTCATCCAACTTTGTTTTTAAATCAGAGTTCGATTTGCCCGTATTACTGCCGTGAACGTAGTACTCGTTTTTCTTTCCTTCACCGTGCATGTAATCACTTTTAAGTCCAGCGATTCTTTTGATAGGACGATGTACGAATCTCATAATGTAATCTGCATCCTCATTATACGCTGGATAAAGGTTCTCATCAAAAAGACCAAACTCCTGAATGATGTGATCTCGAATCAAAAAATTATCCCAACTGCCAACTCCGTAATCTCCCTGATAACCATGGATAACTCCTACAACAGGATCGGCTGTTGTCGCTTCATATAGCTCTTCGAGATATCCGGGACAAAAAGCAACATCGTCGTTCACGATAACCCAGTAAGGACACATCATATAAGACTTGATCATCAAATTCCATGATGCCGGTACACCCAGATTTGATGGAAGATGAATGACGTGTATTTTTGAAATAAAGGTATTTCCAGATTTTGCGATATCATCGAGCTCTTGATTGATTTCGCCGCGGCCGTTATTGTTGATGATGCAGAAATTTTCTACGGGAAAATCTACACTTTCAACCAAACGCTTCACCCATCGAGTGTTTGTCACGACGGCGGTGCCGATCATTGGAATTTTTTTATCCATTTAGAATATATGACTCGGCCTTAATTCTTTTATGATTTGTTCTTTTCATCTTATCGATGATCTCAGAACCGACCGACGGATGAACCCACCAGTCTTCATAATTTCTCCAATGATCCGGTGCAACGTCACTCGCCATGAGTATGTAACCCTTTGAATGAAGAATCTTTCTTGCTTCCTCTCTCACTGTTGGATAAAGATTGGCATATGCGTCATGTTCAAAGGTGATGACCTTGAAGGTGAAAACATCAAATGGAATCTTTTTCAGAACTTCAAGACTGTTTTCGGCTGGATCGATATCAATTTGAAGGTAATCCATATCGTGTGTCATTTGATATTGATCCAAAAGCTTTTCATAGTCGAGTGTCAGTGCGTCGGCATGAACACATGGATTGTCTCTGTGCTGTTTAAAAAGTTTGACAAAATTTTCGTCAAAGTCTACCGATACGCCGGACCACCCAAATGATTTTTCCAGAAGAGCTGTATTATTTCCATAAAACGGATCGGCTGATCCAATCTCAAGATACGTTCCATTTCTTTTACCATTAAGCATGCTAAGAATGAACATATCCTGATAAGCTTCAGAATAGTTATGATCAATCGTTTCGATACCTTCGAACTGACACTTGACTTTCGAACTCTTATTCTTTGTATAGTACGAGATATGCTTTGATCGAAACATATCCATAAACTTAAGATTGTTCAGCACGGCTTGTCTATGACTTGGATTCAATCTTTCATCTTGATTTAATTCAATGAAAAGATCTCGTGATTCCTCACACAGACCGACCCACCAAGAACCAACCGCGCGTTCAAACTTCAAACCATAGTCACCAGGATAATCTACGTGTGAGCGAAGCGGTGGACGATTGAACTCACAAACACCCTCTCCCATCGTGGCATATGAATAGCAATTTACCCAGCCTTCAACGGTGTTATCTCTTTCAAACCAACGCGACAAAAGAAAATACGCTTCGGGTCTCTTTGGAAGAAGAGCGATCGCTCGATGTAATAGGCTTCGGACTGAAAGACCTCGAGTTCCCTGTTTTGCAAAACAATAAGCCGCACGAAGAATGCATTCGTACTGAAGCAGAGTGTCGTTCGACCTTTCAGCAGTACGAATGAAGAAACTTACAGCTGGAGCGTTCTGCCCCAGTGCGTCGTAATGATTTGCGAGAGCGTAATTATTTTCTGGATCATCGGGCTTTCCGATATACGCTCTAAGCTTTGAATCAAGATCATTACCAAGAATGACCACTGAGAAATCGTTCCACGTGATCAGGTTCAACCAAGCCTGTCTATTATTTTCTAGATTTTTGTAATTGAGTTCGGCATCTGTAATGAAATTAAGATTCCGTGAACAGTAGGGCTGAATTCTTTTTTTCGTGATGATGGTACAGCCTTCATCCACATCTACGGTAACGCAGGTATAATTCGGCTCCTTGAATCGAAAATCGAGTATCGATTTCCAAACATCTCCATTCCAGTGTCCACTGGTAAAGGGTACAACCTGATGCTCCTCCTTTATCGGATTTGCATCATGAAGAACGATATATCCGTCATCATCCAAAAATTCAAGAGAATTACTCAGATCGCGATTCACTTGATCTCGTACGTGAAGACCGTCAATAAAAATTACAGCAAACTTTGAGGGTTTGTCGATATTTTTAAAGTAATCATCGGACGTGCATTTTACGACTCCAGAAAAAAGCTTTTGTGGATTTGGATCGATGCCAACTTTATAAGAGGCGACCACATTTTCATATGTGCGTCCATCAAATGAACCTATTTCAAGATAGGTTTTGGCTTTCGTTTTCGCTAGCAGAGAATTGATGATATTGAGTCTATTCACGTTATGCAGAGTTTTGATCGATAAATTTTTCAACAGTCTGAGTCGGAACGCGAAGCACATAAGCCGCGTTATCCTGAAATCCAAAAGTCATAAGATAGTCGTTATTCTTTTTACAGATGCCGATCGAAAATTCGACTTGACCGTCCATAAGGAAAAATTCTTTTGAACACTTTTGGATATTAAAATCTTTATCCCATACGATGAATCGATGATAGTAGACGCCATCCTTTCGGCCGACCTCAGATTTAAAAAGATCGACCTCATGGGTCATCGCCATTCTTGAACCATCGTCTCGAGTGATAAGTTGAGTACCACCTCTCACATCACGAGGAAGTAGTTTTGACCTTCCAGTAAGTACAGCGGTAGAACTTGTTTTGTTTATCGGATCGACTTTTACAACTTCGGTCGGATTCGTCCATTTTACAAAGTGGTATGGCATATCGAGAATCGGCATCCAATTCTTTTCACAGTATGAATTTGGATCATTTGGTGGTGGAATACGAGAACGAGAAACCTCTTTTACACCACCGTCGTTCATGACCTGAATTTCACAAAGTTCCATTCTACCCTGTCCGTTCGGTGTTGTGTCACGCCGCACACCGCAGATATAGAGTTTATCATCCCAACGAAACAACCGAGCGTCCTCAAGCCCTCGAAACTCCCACATCGGCTCGTACTGGCTGTCACCAAAACTCATGTCGATCTTTGTATACTTATTGATCGTAAGATCATCATTCATCTCAAGGAACCAATTTTCGGTCCGAAGATGCATGTCGTTTTCTGGATGCAAATACGTAAGAGGACCCCAAGCGTGTTGGAAAAGTTTCTTTTCCGAATGATAGAAGATATAGTTCACATGCCGTAGAACTATTCGAATCTTTCCATCATCATTGAATATCGATGGATTCATCAGACCGGTACCACCGGCTGGAATGATAAGAGGATGAATTGAACCGCCTTCTTGAAGCGCGAATTTAACAAAGTTATTCAACATAATTTAAGTACTATAATATATGTATACGACAAAAAGTAAACATAAAAATGCCTCACTTTTTTATTTACAAAGTGAGGCGAAGTGTTTAAAATGTATCTCTATTCCAATTTAATTCCCATCCTCATATTGGAGGATGTCGGAAGGAAGGAGTTCGATAAGCGGTCCTGATTCTGAATAAAGAGAAATGGTACCGTCCACAATTTGAAATGCATGACAGAGAGTTGCAACTCCATCTCTCACATGAATCAGCGTTGGTGCATTTGCAGCAAATCCATTTTCGTCAATAAGCATTGAAGCTCTGTAAGCTTCGCGAATAGCATCAATATCATTCTTGTCGATTAAAATTTTCATTAGAAGATATCCCAGGTTGCTGTTACATTTGATGTATCCACAGTTTGACCAATCGAATCGGTCACGGTACACTTAAAATATGCGTAATAGCTCCCAGAGATACCAGTACTCAGAGTGAACGTTGTTGTATCGCCTGATGGGCTATCGATCGTTGGAGTTGTAGGATAGTAGCCGCTTATAAGAGACCAGCTATACGTATATGTCGGCCAACCGCCCGCGCCTGATGCAGTGACACTTGGAGTTGTCGCTGGAGAGGAATCAGTGACACTGACCGTGCCGGTTGAAAGAGTCGCTTTCAGTTTTTCATGGACTTTTCTCCATGTGCCATTGTCATTGATATAAAGACTATCGATCAGTATCCAAGTACCATTATCATTACGATAGATGTTCTTGATCGATCTCCATGTACCCGAATCATTTACAGAGGTAGGCATCTCTTAGTATTGGAACCAGACGTCTCCGTTGCTTCCGCCTGTCGGAGTCGATGTTGAAAGAGTGTAGCTCGCGTAGCTTCCGGTTGTACCCTGAGTACCGGTTGTTCCTTGACGACCTTGAATGCCCTGAGAACCAGTCGTTCCTTGAAGACCAGTATCGCCCTTAGGACCAGTGATACCTTGGATGCCCTGAGCACCGGTTGTTCCTTGACGACCTTGAATACCCTGAGAACCATCAGCACCTATACCACCCTGAATACCTTGGCGACCTTGGATACCTTGAGCACCAGTAATGCCTTGAATACCTTGGATACCTTGAGCACCGGTTGCTCCGGTCGCACCTTGAGTACCGTTCGAACCCTCAAAACCTGCAATACCTTGAATGCCCTGAACACCCTGCGAGCCAGCAGAACCGTTAGCTCCCTGACGTCCTTGAATACCCTGTGCACCTTGAGCACCAATTGCACCTTGCACACCTTGAAGTCCAGAGTTATCGCCGGTCCATTCACCCGAGGAATTGATAACTTCTGATCCAGCTACATAGAGACTGCCGATTGAAATCGATGAACCAGCCATGCTTTGCACACCTGTGACGTGGCCATATGTATCAACGGTTACAGAAAGAATACCCTGAACACCCTGAGCTCCCTGAAGTGTGGATGTGTCAGCGTGTTTGAAAGTGATTGTATCAGACGCAGCGTTCGTCGTGATGGTAAGACCATTGGTCGAATCAACCTGTCCAGTAGCAACTGTAAGAGTAGCATCGTCATCGTCTGCAACGATGCTGCTTTGACCTGAAACAGCAACAGTTGAAAACATTACCGGTTTATTTGTCAAATCCGGATAATCAATTGAGTATTCAAGAGCACCACTAATTGTAGTATCGCCCTCAACATTTAAATCGCCCTTCACTGAAACATTACCAGCAGTGTCAACCGTAAATTTAGTAACAGCCGATTGATTGCGAACGATCAAAACATCGGTCTCTGCATCAGGTCCGGTGATACGAGTATATGTGGTCTGCAGACCATTAGTAAGGATACCTTGAACAGCACCTTGAACCGAATTGATTCCTTGAACGGCACTACCCGTGCTTGACGTGGTCAGCGAAGCAAGGTCACCCAGCTTATTTGCAGTGGTATTCGTAATTTGACGCCATTCGTCAAATGTATTTGTGAGATTTACTTGCTGGATAGCCATGGTTTATATTTAAAAATGAAGGGCTGATGTAAGTTTATTTACCAGTTCTCTGAGTTCGCTTACTTGATTTTTCAGTGATTCGATCTCTTCGTCTTTTCTCTTTGTAGCTTTGATTCTCTCAAGTCTTCTTTTATATTCGTTACCGTTTGTATTTATTACCGCGTTTGTCGACATATCCCGTAGAAGGTTGGGATGATCTACAACTCGAGCTTTCATTTTCGATTGACTCATTATGTAATAGCAAGAGCTCTGAAGTCGCGGCAGGTTGGTACTGCGGATGAATTGGTTGAGGTGAATACGATCTTCACTGCAAAAGCCGTGAATTCTACTGGAGAAACCGGATCATATGTGTATTCGATTTCAGAGTATTCGTTAGGATTATCCGTTGAAGGAATTGAGCTGTCAGGAGAGATCTCTGTCCATCCGATCGAATCGAAAGCTTCGTCTGAACCGTTTGGAAGGATCTTATAATATACATCAATTCCGGCAGCGGCAGGTTTATTAGCGAGAAGATAGATCTTAAGCGAGTTAGCCGGATCATTCAACTCGATCTTACGAGTAATGTATTTAGATAGAGCAGAACCGGCGTTTGCCGCTGTTTCAGCAATGTAATCTTCAATACCATTGAAACCACTTGGTGCGCTTCCACCCGAAGGGATCGCTGCCGGATTATCGATACGGTTTCCAACAGTGATGACTGAAATGCGATCAAGGTCGATTACGGGTGAGAGGTTTTCAGCTGCTGTGCTCATAAGACCACGGAGGATAAAGCTCTTTGATCCAGAAGAGAGAAGCGTATAGTTTGGAGAAGAAACGATCGCGTGTGGGAATGTAAGGTGCGTATTATCGTTAGCCTTTACATTGAAGTAACTCGTTGTGACGGTGTGTGGTGTTTCGCTGCCGGCAAACGATTGAGCCGTAGTTGCCTTTGCTGACCAAAGAGTTTCGGTATTTGGAAGAACAACTTGCTGAATGATCGGTTGAAATACGTTCATCAGACGATTTTGTGTAGCGTAAATCGCAGATCCTCCAGCTCGGCCGGAAGATGTTGCTGCGGTTGTTGCAGTTTCAATCGTGTATGAATCGGGCTCAACATCGACAACATCATGGATTGTATTCAGTTCGGTGATCGGAATACCGTTCATATTCGAACCAGAATTTGCAACAACACCACTCAACGTTACCTTTGATGAACCGGCGAAGTGACCGTGATTCTTGTGGTAAACCTTTACAATCTGTGAACCGTTGGTTGTTTCAAGTGCGCTGTTGACAAGAAGTCGTGTTGGTAGATTGACTTCATTGAAGATCGCTGTACCAGAGCTACCGAACGATGCACGATAGAACTTAAACTTGATATCCTTGGTTTGATCAGGAGTCCAGGTTGAAGCGTTTTGTGATTTGAAGAAAACACCGTTGTATGGTTGCTTTGTGATACGATATGTTGTATTGGTTACATCGTATTCACCGAGTTCCGAAACCCAAAGCTTATATTTGTCGGAATTCGATGTCACTACGAAAGCGTATTCAACACCTTCGATAAGATGAACAGGAGCGTCAAATGTAAACTTTGTAGCAGTTGCTGCAGTTGCCGATGTGTTCACCGATGCCGCAGCTTTTGTGACATTTGAGAATGGAACAATTCTTTGAGTTGGAATACCATTTTCGCAGATTCTGATCGAAACTGTGACCGGAATGTTGTCATCCTTCTGTGAGAAATAGAGGTCGATTGCGGTGGCAAACATACCACCAGCAGTATCAACAATAAACGTTTGGGCAACAGGATCAATCCATTCGGTCTGAACAAACTGCTGAGTCGTTTCAAAGATAACACGATTTTCAGTTACCTGAGTGCGATCGATTCTTGGAACACGAGTTGAGATCGCCAGATTTTCCTTGGTTTCAAGAAGACCGCGAGCGTCATATACAGCCTCTGCGTAGGTTTCGGCACCTGTAGCATTTGTGCTGCTGTCAGTCAGTCGAAACACGCGTGGGCCAGTCTTAAACTTGATGTTTGGAGTATTAGGAACGATGAACGATCCGATAACTTCCCCAGACGCATCAGTGATAAGAGCACCGGCAGTATCAGGATGTGAGGTTACGTCCTTATAGTTTACAACGTCGGTGCGATCGGCATACTGAGTGAATGAAGCTTCTTCCTTCACGAAGTCAGAAACATCTACGCCGTCAAAGAAAGCGTACACCTTAGTGTTAGGCTTCAACTTAGTGGCTTTAAAGTAAATCTTTCTTGAACGAATGAAAGGAACAAAGTTTACCTCAACTATACGATCACCAAGATTGGTAGTTACAGTATCAGGTACGAATGATGTGCGAATACCTGTGCGAGATTGTTCAACTTGAGTAGTCGTGGTGATAACGTTTGTTGCTGCATCTCTCCAACCAAACCAATCGTTGTTTTGGAAGGTTTGTTCTTCATCGGTTGCAAATCCGGTCCAATTAGTCTGCCATTCATTCCAGACTGTACCGAAAAGATTCGTTTCGTCTTCAATGAATTTCAAAGAATCGTAGATACCCGATTGGTCAACCACGACATCTGGACGACGTTCGGTTTCTTTCCATTCATCTGATTCAGGTGAAAGTTTAAGTTCACCTGACCACACAAACACGTTGTATGGATTCACAAATTCGGCGTATGACGCGTAAGGCTGTTCAATTCCAGCCGAAATTTCACTGTATGAGAGTGTCAGAAGAGGACCGGTCTTTTGAACACCCGAGGATGATCCTGAAGTGTAAGCCAATTTGACATTGTCTTCTACAAAGAGAGGGCGAAGCTTACCTTCTGTTTTATCCATCGAGATTCGGTAGTCAGGATGCGTGATGGCGCCGACATTATGACCGTAGAATCCATCAACCACAAAACCGTTCTTAAAACGAACGTTATTTGAGTTATCAAACAATTGAGTATCTGCCGTTTCCTTTTCAAGAAGTGAGAGTGAGGTGTAGTACTCAAGTTTGGTTACGCGTTTTTCGATCTTACCGATATCGCGCATCGTATAACGCTTGTTATCGATCATCGATGGAACGACGTCGCTCGGTCCAAATGTATAGGCTCCGAGACGAACCTGATACAGAACCATCGCATCCTTTGGATCCTCTGGCGGTCTTGGATTTACTGCAGAGATACCTGTTGCTGCGCCGAAGACGCCATTCTTATCAACATAGATCTTATCGATACGAGGTAGGTAATACTGTATGTCTGCAGTGAAGATCGAAGCCGGATCAACCATCGAGACAAGAGATGCACCAGTGCTTGTGAAGTTCGAGCCGGCGTTATCCTTACGAGGACGGAAATCGATAGCATCGCGCAGTTGAATCAATCCACGAATCGATTGGAATGATGGGATATCATCGTATTGGAAATCTGTTCCAGAACCGATGTTACCGGAATATGAATCCACTGAGAAAAAGTCTCCGGACCCATGAGTGAAGTAATCGAAATAGATAAGCAGTCTTCCGGTTGGAGGTGTTGCTCCAGGTTTCAGCTGAATACGACCGATATCATAGAAATTGTCTCGCTGACCATTATCAAGGATGTAGCGATCTACGATATTTGTATCGGATGTCGTTGCTGCAGTAGAAAAATCAGCCGACATATAAACCGCTGTAACGCGCCAGATATCAGCCTTTGCAAGTGAATCATAATCACCAACAGTGGTATTTGGAGATGTGATAGCAAGAGTTGCGTCACTTTGAAGAGTTTTTGTTTTCTCTTGAGCAGTTCTACGAGAAGGACCGGTGATGTCATATGTGTCAACCGTACCGAGACCGGAGAATGTGATGCTTGAACCACCGCCACCGAGAGAGATGGAAAATCCAGTTTGAACGGCACCGTCGGACACGTCAGCGATAAACCAATCTGACGTCGTAGTCGATTCAAAAATCTCATTAGCAGATGCAGAAATGGTGATACTGCCACCAGAAGCGGTTTTGCTATCATACTTCTTACGAACGTAATAGATAACATCTCGAGTATCTGATTGATCGCTCAGAGTTTGAATCGCGTCAACTGGTAATTTAAATACTGCTGAGTTGTTAGAAACATCATATAGAGCCGATTCAGTAAGATCTGCAGTAAATTCTGCCGATGAACCATAGCTGTGAGATACGCTTGCTACATCAGCGAAAGTTTTACCAGAGTTTAAAGAGATATCGAAAAGATAGAGTCTGTAAATCGCAGCCGATGAGCCAATCGTACCCGATACATACTCGATGCTTCTTGCACGAGCAGTACCGACCGTCGTAGGAGCGCTTGCTGAGTCCTTCAGATTCAATGTTGCAAAATTGTTTGCGTCAGGTGACGATACAACATTATCGATCAGAATGTAATTGCCGAGAGATGCAAGAGTTGATGATGCATTGATGTACGCTTCATCGCGAGCCTTATTAACCTCAACGTACTTAGTGTCCTCGATTTCGATGCGATAACCGTTTACGTATGCCACCGATGGTTCAAGACCAATTGCAAGTTTTGTAGCATCGCCGCCTTGAGCTGAAGTATAAAGACCACCATTACCAGCTTCATCATTCAGGTGTTCACGAATGTTGATTTGGAATGGACGGACTGTATAGTTACCAGATTCTTCAAAGGTTCTTTGTGCAAGAGTGTCTCCAAGCTCTGAATATACTGTACGAGCTCTTTGACGAATTACACCGCTTTCAACGACAAGGATCTGAATGATATCGTCCTCATCACGATTGGCAAATGCGATAGGCTGTTTATCCAGAGTCAGTTCGATCTGATAACGATGTGCACCTGGTGCAGCATAGTTTGGTGCACCCAATGCATTATCTGTAAGAGTAGCATCGTCACCGCTGGTAACAAGATTTTCTGAAACCAGATAGACAACGCGTGCCGAAGGTTCGTCACTGTACTTCTCAAGAATAAGATCTGAAGCCGGAGTGTAAACGAAATTGCCGTTTACGAAATAAACACCTTCGGTCAATGAAAGTCGGCTACCATAACCGGTTGGGTAGATATCACCCGAAGCGATTTCCATCACCTTGAAATAACGAACGACGGCTGAATCATTTGTGAAGCTGATTTCTTCCTCAGGATCGAATACCTGAGTTTCATTATCGGTGCCAGAGGAGTTGTATTTGATAAAGAGTGTCAGTGGATCGCCCGAGGCTGCGGCTGTGGCATCAAGAACGATTGCGGTAACACCGCTGGTGAGACCGGTCAATGTTTTGCCGATTGCCTCGTCGTAATAATTATCTGGAATAACGCTTCCACCACCAAGACCAGAAGAAAGAGTGAATGATGATTCGATCTTTACGTATGCAAACTTTGTGTCAAGAGTAGGTTGAGCTCCAATAACTGGAGAACCATCAACAAATACGTGGCTACCAAATCGATCAATCTGAGCTTGAAGGGCGGACTGAAGCTGTGTTAATTCACGAGCTTGAACAGCAACACCTGGACGAAAGAGTGTACGAAGATAGTTCTTCGTTTTATCAAAGTCGTCGTAATATGGAGCGATATTATAATTTGTGATAGCCATTTTTAGAATTCAATGATAATCTTAACGTCTTCGATCTGTGAAGCTGAGCGACTGATTGGAGCGCGATTTTCTACAAAAAGAATTTGACCGCTGAAAGGTTCAACCTCTGGATCACCGAGACCGCCAGCGGAGGCTGTTGCGATATCACCACTTCCAGCAGTGTCGCCAGTGATGCTTTCTTCGGCTTCAAAGTCGGTATAACCGGTTTTGTCATTCTGGTGGTATTTAATTATACCAGTTGCAGCATCATAAGAATCAATGTAACCAATTGCGCCGGAGTTGTCTCCAGTAATATAATCACCTTCAACGAATCCACTGTGAGTGCTAAGTGTCAATTCCTTTAGAGCCGAAAGTGTTTCAGCGGTTGCAACATCAGTTGTTCCAAAATCATAAGGATCTTTAACAAGGCCAACTTGGCGGAAATAATTATCAACGATAAAGTCTCCAGATTCAGTACCTTCAAGTGAAACCGCAACTCCGACGTAATACCCGCCAAGTTCCTGGCGAGCATCCGTGCCGTGTCCACCCTTTGGTGAAAGGACCGCGCGAGCTGTGGCACCGCTTCCTCCACCACCTGTGATCTCAACATAAATGTTGTTGTAAGGAGATGTACCGTTATTTGAAAGAGTGATTGCTGTTACGGCATTACCAGAAACAGTAGCAGTTGCAACTGCTCCAGCACCATCACCGTAGATATTAACTGTTGGTGTTGATGTGTATCCACTTCCGCCGGCAGTTACGATAATACGATAAACCTTACCTTCATAGGCAGTGGAATTGGTTTGAACGGTCCATTGACCTTCATCGGCGGCACCGGCACCAGGATTTGAAGCAACTGTTTTGACCGGCATGTAACCGGTTGTTAGGAATTTTTGGTACACCGAAGCGACGGAGTACATGTATTTCCAAACATAACCATCACCCTCAGCTGTCGGCGCAGCATTCGTTTGAGTAGGTTTTACGGTTGATGCTCCAGCACCAGCATTGATACACTTATAAACCTTGAATTCGTCTGTGATGATATAAAAATCTTTTGTAAAGATATCCTCATCCGCATCATCCCAAGCGACATATGTTTCACCGGATTCCCAATTTACACGACGAGTAAGAGTGATGGCGTCACTGGCTGCCACCTTTTTCATGGCGATCAAATTTGTCCAAAAATCATTCTCTTCAACGAGTGTGTCGACTGGGGTTGGAGCAGAGCTGTCAACAAGAGTTGCAAGGTCGTCCGACCATGCGTCTGATTTACCGATGCCGACATAGACGCTGTCATCGGCGATGTTGCTGACAAAATTATTTGCGTTCTGTACGCGAAAACGAGATGTAATGATTGCTGCCATGTGAAAAAAAGATTATGATACTATTCCGAGTTCAATATCGTTCCAGTAGTAAGTGTTATTTATAAGGTCATCGAAGGTCCATTCACCATAAGGATAATATCCGCTGTTGATTGTACCAGATGAATCAAGGATAAAGGCATCCTCGATCGCTACGTTCTTATAAAGATTGATCGAATTCTCGTCATAGAAATAAACCATATCGCTTCCAGATGCACCGGAAGGTTGCTCGATAGACATCTTATAATAAGTCTGAGTGAATAGAGCGGTAGCAGCGCGATATGCCGATGAGTTGATCACTTCAAGAATGATCTCGAAAGGAATATCCTCAATACCAATGAATCCAGGTTGAACCTTTGGCATCTTAGCATAACCATTCAATAACTCGATAAGAATCAAAATCTGTCCAAAGAAGATAAAACCTGCTGGGTGAACGAGACGATTGTAAAGATTTCCCCATACATCGACACTGTTACCAGTGCGAATAACGTATGAAAACTTTTGATAGAAGTATGAGTCCTGAAGCTTGATCTCATCTGAAAGAAAACCCGTATTATCAGCATACGAGCTCAGAGAAGTCTGCCAGGTCCCGGAACTTGGAATCAGCGTATCTGTATAAGGATAATAGACTTCAACATTATCCTGAAATAGGATTCTGAAAAATTGTGTGATGGATTCCTGAGATCCTCTACCACCATAGTATCTAACAAGGTTTTTGTAAAGACGAACTCTATCAGCAACAGTATTTTTTGGAATGTTGATCGCGATCTCTTTTTGAAGTAAAGAGATGTACTTTTCGTCAGCCTCATCGATATCGCGCGATTTATTGATCGAGTTGATTTCATAGCTCGCCTGATTTTGTTCGTTCAGGTGAGTATAATAATCCTGCAGAAGTCCAATAAGATTGGCAGCCTTTTCTCTCAGCTCAGCTGGAAAAAGAGACTCAACACGAATAACCTCTTTGGTTTTCTTTCGTGTACTCGCAATAGACTCGATTGAATGTGGCATTAGCGGTGACGCGATGTTGTTGAGTAATTAATCGTACCTGCAGATCCTGCAACCGCGATTGTATCAATTTCTCCGGAGACTGAAGTTTCAGCCATGTCAAGAGAGATAAGTTGATTTCTTTTTGGAGCAAGGTCATTCGAATTTGGAAGAACCTCAATACGAATTGATGTTGTATCGTCCGGTCTAAAATTACGAAGAGTAACAACACCAGCTGTTGTATCGACGATACCAGCGTCGGCAACTACTCGAACCTTTACACCATTCACTAGACGATAGATATAAATTTGACGGTCAGTAGAATCGGTGATAGGATCGTCGCCGAAATAGTGTTCAATACCGTTGATCAAGAATGCTGTTGATGAAAGAACCGATTCATCGGATGTAGTCACATAGATCGGAGCAGAATACTCTAATTCAAAAAGATTCGTCGCTGTCGCTGAAGGAGTGATATCCTTGTACATATAGACACGAGCGTATGAATTCAAAATAGCCGGATCAGACGAATCGATCTCTCTCAAAAGTTGTGAATAACGAAATACACCGTCAAACTTTTCCAGATTGTCATCATTGTATGTTGAAATAGTTGAACGAACAAGAGCTTCAAGTGCCGCACGAGTTCTATCGGTCAGGTTTGGATTATATTTGAAAAACACTTCAAGAGAAACATAGGTGTAGGCTGGATCGACGATCGTGGGAGTGATCGAAACAACATTCTTGCCCTTCAATACGTTTGTGATGATGTTGTCCTTCTCAGCCTGAGTAAGAGTAGCGGCACCTGTCGGTTTGATCGAGATATAAACTTTACCGTAGTCAGGTTGAAGTGCATCTTCTCCACCCCAAACCGAAATTGTTTCGATACCAGGAACTTCACGAAGAATCAATGCTCGGTAATCGTCTGCTGTAACACAACGATTTTGAGTAATGAAATTCAGAGGAGCGTTATAGCGAATTGATTCGATCGATTCTCTCTCAGCACCACCATAGGAGTTAGTTGTAACATCAACGGTAATGTTGCTTGAATCCTCAATTGAATCAATGGCTGTAAAAGCGGATGCGCCATTTGCAACATCGGCATCAGTATAAACGTATTCAATTTCTACGATATTGTTTGATGCTGGTTTTTTACCGATAGTATCATCGCCGAAGTAGATCTCGTATCGGGCATTCGCGTTCTCTTGAACGAAATAGATCTGAGTAGTCTCATCAACGTTTGTGAAGTTAATGAACTTTGTATAGATATCGTAGTCTTCTGATTCTGAATTTGCTTTTACACGAACTCGAAGTGTTGATGTATCAATCGTTGATTCTGGAATTTCGAATCTTTGGTTTTCGATCGAACCATCAACACGATATAGAATACGTTTTAAAGTTCCCTGCTTAAGAGTGATACCAGAAAAAGTATATTTACCATCAGTCAATAAAGCCTGAACCGGTTCAAGAGAAACAAAATTATAAGGTGAACTAGCAACTGCAGTTGAAAATCGAGTTCCTCTTTCAAGTGTGCCATATTCCGGAGAACCTGATGTAGCCGTCACCTCAATATCGACAATAGCAGTAGATGCAATTCTTGAGCGAGGTGTATAGCCGATAAGCTTAGCATGACTTACAACATTACCTCGTAATTGAGCAGAATCAAGAAAGGCCTCATTTAGCGAAAAGTGAGACACCATCGCATTATAGTGAGAGTTATAAGCAAGAATATCAAGTAAAATAGAAAGACTGGATCCATCAAAATCAAAATCATTATATTTTGATTGCGATTCGAAGTGATCCTTGATCGAGGTTTTGATCAGGTCGAAATCGAGTTCTGTTACATTAAATTGTGCCATAGTAGTAAAATATTATCGAATTCTTTGCAAATACAGTGTGACATCTACTCGTTCATCTGCCGATATCACTCGAAAGCCAAGAGTTACAGTATAACGGTTTCTATCTGAATCGTCATTTATTTGGACAGCAACAGAATCAACTCGGGGTTCATATACTTGTAAAATTCTTTTGATTCTATTTCTAAGAACAGCAACCGTAATTCTATCAGCAGGTTCAAATAAAAGACCTCTTAAATTTGCACCAAGTTTTGGTTGAAATGGTCTTTCGTAAAAATTAGTAAGAATGAGATTTTTTACAGAATTCTTAACAGCATCAATATCTGTAAGAGGATAAACGTCATTGAATTGATTAAGAGTTAAAGAATGGTCTAAATCCGAATACTGCTGACGTTTCGAAACAACCGCTGAACGGCGGGCTAAAACGTTTTTGTCTGAAAGTATCTCGGTGGACATGATCGATTTCTATTTATATGAAATTCTTAAGGATTTCCTACATTTACATCTGATGATCCGGTGGAGGTATGACCACACGTTGCCGAATCTCCAGCATTTACAACCGCGACTCCTCCGATAAAAACATTCTTTGAACCAGCTACCATTGTTGCTGAATTATGCGGAGCGATTCCATGTGAAGCCACTGAATCACCATTCACAATGATAGCATGTCCATTCGCCTTCACTGTTGATTGTGAAGGTATGATGTTTCCGCCAGCAATGTCATTGTCTCGAGTTACGCCAGGCATGGCAATAAATTTTATGGAGAAACATTCTGGTCATAATATGCCTTATCAATTAGAACAGTGCGATAATTAGCAACCAGTGAAATAGATTTTTCAAAATAGGATTTAAATCCATATTTTTCAACAATTGCTCCAAGTTCAGTTTTATTATCCTTCCAATCCCCGTTTTCTTTTAAAAAATTATTTTCGGCTTTTTCATCACCAAATGTTTTTTGTATAATTCTACTATAGCTGCTACCATAAGCTATCGCATGGATTGCTCCGTAATGAATAGCGTCACTGGTTCTCGCAAGCTTTGCCACAGAGCTTGCGTATGCAAGCTCTTCGACGGTAAATTCTATACCAGCCTTACCGCATTCAGAAACTGTTTTATTATGTTTTTCTGCTCTGCGAAGCATATCCTTCACCCTTTTGCCTTTCCACTCTGTAAGGAATGCTTTTTTAGCAGCTTTATCAATTTTTTCTAGAGGCTTTCGTACTTCTTTATCTAGAGCAAGATAGAATTCATTTACTCTTGTAAGAACATCGATATATGCTAATCCCGATTTACCAGTACTCGGCTGAGTCGAATTATCAACAATTGTTGGTGTGATATTTTCCGGTTTTTCGGGACTTTCGGTTACGGGTTTTGATTCAGGAGGTTCGGTTACAACATTCCCTGATGAATCCATTTTAATGTTTGGAATATCCTTACAAAAATCCAAAGCTGCAAGACCAGGTCCACCACCTGTAATTATACCGATAAGTTCATTTAAACCTGGAACTTTACCATCCCATCTTTCTAAAAATGCTATAATTTGTGCAGGTCTGGCATTAATGAGAGAAGCTAATTCAACTTGGAAAGATCTAATTGCTGCTATAGCTGGTAATGCAGGAATTTGATCAAGCAAATTAGTTTTGTATTGTAAAAGCTTTGATTTTAAATCAGGAAGTGCAGATTTACCAAGATTCAATACTGCATCAATAGATTCTTTAGCATCCCTTAATGCCTCAAGACTTGGAAGTTTACCACATGGAGGAAGATTCATGATTTATTATGTTATGGATTCAAATCGATAGTTGAACCTTCAATTGTTATTGAACCGGTTACCTCGGTTGATTGATTGCCACCGATCGTTTCAGTAAGATTACCAGTTACATCAGTTGATTGATCGCCGGTAATTGTTTCAGTAAGATTACCAGTTACATCAGTTGATTGATCGCCGGCAATTGTTTCAGTAAGATTACCAGTTACATCAGTTGATTGATTGCCACCGATCGTTTCAGTAAGATTACCATCAATTGCGATATTAAGACTTTGTAAAGTTTGCATCTGAATCGTATCAGATGCTGTAATGTATAATTTGTCACCGCTGACAATTCTCATTTCATCAAGGCATACTTCATTCTTTTTACCGATAATCGTATATGATGCATCACCAATGATACTTTGATTTAATTTTTGAGAAATTGTTTCATTTCGATCACCACTAATAGAAATAGCTTCATTACCACCCACTCGAAGATTTCGATCCTTGCCGACATTTTCTGAGGAAGTAAATTGTATCTCTTTTTCCTCATTAACACCGATCTTGGTTTGAATAGATCCTTTGATGTTTTGAGTGTAATCTTTTTCAACTTCTAGATGGTAATTGCCTTTTACAAGAGTACGAAGGTCTCCATCAATTGTTAAATTACACGCACCTTTAATGTACACATTTGAATCCTTAAATATAACTGTATAATCAGATCCAACTACAGCGAGAGTATGATTTCCTGAATTATCAATTTCGCGATACGTGCCCGAGGCATGCATTTCAGAAATTCTTTTAGAGGCAATGGTATCATCATGTTCGATAACATGACCACCCTCTGTATGCCAAACGTGGTTGTTCGGGTACGAAGGTTTTATTCTATCTTCTATACTTAAATTTGACCATGTTGGTCGAGTGTAATAAGAATCTGCTTTGTCATCAGCAACAGAAGATACTTTAGGTGGGACGGCTTTTTCTATTTTTTCTTGCCGAAGATCTTGCTTTTTGATAAAAGTTGATCCTTCCGAATAATGATTGGTTGCTTCAACTGGTGTATCAATTTCTCCGGGATTTAAAGGATTGACACCATTCGGATCGGAAAAACCTTTTTTATTCGAAGATCCGGTTGATATTGATGGAATCGATCCCATAACCAATGGATCCTGAGCAGAAGGACCATCTCTAAAAAATCCAATAACCCAACTGCCGGATTTAAGACCAGTTGCAGAGTGACCATCTCCGCTCATGCTACTTGATGTGATCGGCATCATGACGCTTGCCCATGGAAGATCTGCTGTTGGTAAATCTTTTAAATCATCGGTATGATATCCATAGCATCTAACGCGTACACGGCCCATCTGTAAAGGATCTAAAATATCCTCTACAACTCCAGTAAACCAGGCAAACTGCCCGCCAATAAATTGATCAGGTGAATTCATTATTTAAACGATAAAATCGGGTTGAAAAGTATCAGTTTTAACTCTTACAGCACAGGAGTATTCCTCGTCAAATTTATGAATAACAGCCGATAAAACATATCTGCCAGATAAAAGTAAATCCTCGCCTTTTAAGGTTTTAAAATAATCAAACAATTTAACCGTTGTCTTTGGATCAACTGCTTTTCTTAAAATTACTTCTACGGCTTTACCAGAATTTAAATTAAAATCGCCAAAAACTGTCATATCGTGTGTTATTGTGTCTAAATTTTCTATGGCAGATTGTACACGATTTAATTTTCCGACTGATATTGGTGAATTGTAACCAATATCACGATTACCATGATTTAATGAATTTTTTGGAATATAAAAAATTTTAGAATTTTTATAATGTCCAAGATTATTTTTTTTCTCATCTTCAAAATAAAAGCCGTCGGATAACGTTTTGCCTCGATTAAAAGAACCTGTCGGATCAAAATCTTTCAAATAATCAAAAGAATCATACACCGCGGTTTTATTTGAAATATCAAGATTCATAGTAGTCGAAGCAAATGCACCGCCAAGACCTGAAATGAATTTAGACATCTTAAGATCAGAAGCAAGTGATATAATTCTCTCTAATTTTTCGTTAAAATCATTTGGCGATTGAGCCTCATTTGTGTAAAATTTACCGTCCTTAAATGTTCTATAGTTTGGTTTATTTGAAAAATCACTCTGTGATTCAATTCGAATTTCGCCGAATAACGTTTGATAGCAATAAAAGGGTTTACCGTTTTCATCAAATGCTCTTCTTAAAAGCCAATTGATAGCATCAACTGGTGACATTACAGGAATTACTGCTTTAATTGTATCGCATTTTGTTTCGGATAAAAAGATCTTATTTTCAGGAATATGCAAATCTTTGATTAAAATATCGTATATGATATTTTTAATAGGTTTTTTTACTGACCTCGATATAGATTTTAATTTTCCGAAAAATGCAAACTCACTAATTGCTCGAATCGTGTATACCTGTGTATGAGTCTCAAATCGACTAAAAACTGGATATTCAGTTACAATAAAAGTTAAATCAACTTTTTCCACATTCTTGGAACCAATTTTAGTTCTTGATAGACGTATTCTAATTTTTTCGTTACCTGTTAATTTAGCATATTCCAAAAAATTAACATTTTCCTTGATGTTCATTGCCAATTGCAATGAAAAATTATAAATTGATTCAGTAATAGAAAAATCGGTAATTAGATATTTTATATCATATTCATCTCTAAAACAATTATAAAGAATTGCGCTATCAAGCCTATATGCTAAAGGACTTACTACTGTCGCGGTATAAACTTCGTTATCTGTTGTTAGAGGCATGACGATTAAATCAAATTCAAATGTTAATTAGATCACGATAATTTTTTACAAAATCGTAAATAATTTTAGGTCGAATAACTCTGATGTTTGCTCTTTCCTCATTCAATTGAGTTTCATATTCGAAATTGGTAATGATATTTACTTCAGTATCTGATGTGCCGGTTTGAATCGGATTCGACGCTGTGACCAAAACATTATTGGCATCGTAGATATATTGTTCATCGATGTGAAGAGCGTTATAGATGATATTTCCATCGTCATCTTCATAATGATGAGGCGCATCGCGATATGGCCAAACTCGATATGATGTTACTTCGTCAAGAGTCGTATTACCGCGAACGAGTTCATTTTCCTGAAATACTCCATCTACATCGCGTAGGACCAACTGAGATTTTTGAACATCGATTGCCTTTACAATCCCGGTCGCACCAGAGAGTATACCGGTGACAGTTTCATTCAACTGAAATCTTTCAGCAAAAGAATTGCGATGATTGGTGATTATTCCATCTCCGTCTCGGACGATAACAGGATATGTTTCAATTACAATACCATCGTATTCAGTGGTCATATAATCTTCAAACTGTTCTGAACTCATCGGCCATCCAGATAGTCCACTTTTCAAATGTTCGTTAATTACAAAAAAGGTCCAATAATGGTCTGGTGTATCATAGAGTAAATCTGAAACAATATCAGGTCTATCTCCATTTTTGATCTCATAAAAGGTGTAGGTTGCAAGATCGTCTAAATATCGATCATCAGTTTTGACAAAACGAAAAAGATCGACGATACGAGTATCGATTCCGTTATTCTGAAAATCGTAATTTGTTTTTGGGAATTGTCTAAAAAATGACATGATTAAATTTTAACTTTCTCCCTTTCCATATCTTCGATTTCTTTTCTTGTCAATGCCTTGGTTTCGTCAAATGCTAAATTTACATCTATCTCAATTGGACTACCATCTTTATGAAACATATTTGTTGAAGCGTTATATGTCGTGCTAAATGATTTCAAATATGTTTCATAAATTGCAGGAATATAGGTATTGATCGCTCCTTCAGCATTATAGAATTGAATTTTCCATTTCGGAGGATACTTGAGTACAGTTTGATCTCCCTCTGGGTATATGTATTTACGAAAACCGTTTATTATAGATTTGATATTTTCAGAATCCTCTTGAGAAAAAGGAATAAGTTTAAAAACAAAAGCAAAGTTACGAATACCCATATTTTTGAAATTAGTATTCGTATTTGGTGCAATAACCTGTTTATTTGCAAAATCAATTTGATCTGCTGTACCTTCTGGAAGGCCGGGAATTTTTCTAGCTGCAATTGATGCTGCAGCACCACCATTCATTTCACCGGCAGTTCTTCGGAGATTATTTACTAGTCCAGTAAGACCAGCGAGGTTCCCCGAGCCTCCAGCTGCAGCTGCTTGATTTAATTTTCCAATACTATCAACGACTGCTGTTCCAATCAATCCGAGGTCAATTGTGGAATATGATGCAGAATCAGAAAAAGTTATTCCAGGCGGAAGGGGAAGAGAACACGAAAATTCGGTGTCAATCGCACTAAACATTATAAATGGCAGGTTGCTATTTCCTCTTAATTCCTGAGGAAAAGCAACGATTTGTTTGCTGCTTCCAGTTTCTGTGACTTCTGCTTGTTCGAATCCTACGGGCATAAATAATTTGGAGTTGAGACTATTTATATGACATATCGAGGAAGATTCATTCCAAAAAACTACCAAAAATATGCCGGTAATGCGACTAATATCGTGTATCGCTCGCTTTGGGAGAGACAACTTTTTCGCTGGTTGGATGAAAATGTGCAGGTAATCAAGTGGTCATCTGAAGAAGTAGTCATACCTTACATCTGTAAAACCGACGGAAAGATTCATCGATACTTTGTTGACATCAAAGCAACGTTCGAGAACGGGCAAACTCACCTAATCGAAGTCAAACCAAAAAAGGAAACGGCACCGCCCGAAGTTCAGGCTCGCAAAACAAAGCGTTACATCACCGAGGTAATGACCTACGCAAAGAACGTTTCAAAATGGAAAGCAGCCGAGG